TACTTATGAAATGCTTAAACATAATCCTCAAGTTGTCTTTGATGATTACTTTGGTAAAGATAAAGGTGGTAAGAAACCTGATGAAGAATACTGTGGTGTTAATCAAGTAGTAGAAAAGATTACTAAACCTAATTCTGTCTTACGTAGTAGTGATCCTTGTTTAGGGACAGGTCTTATTGGTTTAGTTATAGTATGTGATAAGAAAGAAAATATATTTCAACCTAAAGTTCCTATCGTAGTAACTCCTAAAGATAGTATGCCAAAGGAACATATACTTAATAACATAAAAGAAAACTTTAAACTTATTCCTAGATGGATGAACCATGGATGCACAGCTAATGATGGTACAATTATATTAGTATCTGCTGGTCCCTCACTAGATATAGATTTAATTAAGAAACAAATAAAAGAAAATCCTAAAGCTAAAGTAGTATGTGTTAAACATTCTTATCCTATACTACTAGAGAATGGTATTAAACCTTGGGTGTGTACCATACTAGATCCTAGACCTGTTACTGGCTTGTCTACACATGGTGTAGTAAGAACAGATTTATTTAAAACAGTTGATCCTTCTACATTATTCTTAGTAGCTGGTATGACAGATATATCTGTAACTAATTTACTACTAGAGAAACATGCACAGATTATAGGATGGCACGCATATAGTGAGGCAGTAGCACAAGGAGTTCCTGATATGGATAAGTCTATAGTGTGGATTACTGGTGGTACTAATGCTGCGATGCGTAGTGTATCTATCATGCATACTCTAGGGTTCAGAGATTTTAAACTACATGGTTTTGATTTTAGTTTAAAGGATGAGCCTAAAGAACCAGAGAAACTAGATGATGAAGGTCAGAAAGCTTTTCTTAAAGTTAATGTAGATAAAGAACAGTTCTGGACAACAGGAGAATTACTAGCTGGTGCACAGGATCTAGAGAAATTTTTTGATACTAGACCTAAAGATATTAGTTTAGAACTACATGGTACAGGATTAGGTGGTACTTTATGGAAAACTAATGGTAGTAAGAAGCTATCTCCTGATTATAAACAGGTGTTATATGGCTGATATAATTAACTTTAACTCTGGTAATATCAAAGATCACAACGATGACGGAGACCTTACTCCTGTTGGTAAGGAGAAGGCATTGGAAATGATGAAGAAATGTGTTAAGATGTTACAAGATAAGATTGATACAGGAGATGTTGAAGGTCTTGTTCTTCTAATGTTTAGTAAGAATGAACCTGTAATGGATTACTTTGCTGGATCAATTAAATTAACTGATTTGTCTTTTGCTTTACAGACAATGATACATAAAATCCATTCGGATTCTTTAATGACTATGGAGGAATATAATGACTGAAGAAGTAGGACTTATACAACAATTATGGGCAATGTCTCCTGAGATAATAGCTGCTGTTACATCTATAGTAACTGTTGCTAGTGTAGTAATAGCAGGAACTAAAACCCCTGATCCAAATTCAGCACTTGGTAAAGTATACAAGTTGCTTGAATGGGCTGCCTTAAATATAGGTAAAGCTAAACAAACTGGGAAGGAATAATTCCATGTGGAAGAAACCAATAATGAGAGAAATAGCAGTAGGTCTTGAGATTAATTGCTATGCATGTGCAGAAATTTAGTACATGTTTTCTTTTGTCTCAGCTCTAGCTAATCTTATTACTAAAATCCTACCTTTCATATTAATGAGGAAAGCTGGAGCTGATGCAGCTGTCAAAAAAGGATTAAAGAAAGTTGCAAAACTTAGAACTAAAAAAGATAAACTTAAAGCAGACATTGCTCGTACTTCCATTAGTGATGTTACTAACAAGCTGCTTAACAAGTGGAAACGCAGTAAATAATTCGTGTTCTTTAATAGAACCTATTCTTATATCAGATGAGGATAGATTAACGAACTCTACTGCTCGTCAAATTTTAATTCATAATGAAGCATGGGAGCAGCTATGTCAATAGAAGAATGTAAATGTGGAATGCCTAACTGCACAGGAGAGATTTGTTTATGTGGTGATCAATGTGATTGCATGGTAGATAAGGATGTGGATTATGGCGATGAAGATTAGAGAAGATACAGGAGTTGATTTAAGTATTAGAAATATTTTAAGTATTGTTATAGCTGTTGCTGTAGCAGTATGGGCATACTTCGGTGTGATAGAACGTATTAATAATATAGAAACAAATTATAAACTTGTTAACTCTGATATAGAAAAGAATACAAACTTTAGAATCCTCTGGCCTCGAGGTGAACTAGGTTCTTTACCTGATGATGCTAAACAGTTTATGTTAATAGAACATCTTACAAGTGTGATTGCTAAACATGAGCAGTTATTAGAAGATGGGATGCACAACAAAGTAAACTTAGAATTTTTACATGGACAAGTAGAAAAGATACAAGAGGATGTAGAAAAACTAAAAGAAAAAGTTAGAAAAAATGGTAACGGAGTAGGGCACTAATGAGTACAGCTACAAAACGTGATCCAAAGAAATGGGCAGCTGCTAAGTCAAGAGCAAAAGCTAAGATGGGAGGTAAACATAGTGCAAGAGCCATGCAGTTGGCTGTTAAATATTATAAAGATTCAGGTGGTTCATATAAAGGCACTAAGAAAAAAAGTAATAAGCTTTCTAAATGGTCTAAACAAAAATGGAAAACTAAATCAGGTAAACCCTCCAGTAAAACAGGCGAAAGATATTTACCAGAGAAAGCTATTAAATCGTTATCTTCTAAAGAATATGCAGCAACAACAAGAGCAAAAAGAAAAGGTACAAAAGCAGGTAAACAATTTGTTAAACAACCTAAAAAAATAGCAGCGAAGACAAGGAAATATAGAAATGCCTAGAAAAAAAAGTAATATGAAAGGTATGACTATTGGTAGTGGAGCAAAGAGACCTACTAAGAAAGGTGCTGGTCTATCAGCCAAGGGAGTTGCTAAGTATCGTAGGCAAAATCCCGGCAGTAAATTACAGACTGCTGTAACGGAGAAGAAACCTAAAGGTAAAAGAGCAGCAAGAAGAAAGAGTTACTGTGCTCGTTCAGCAGGACAGATGAAGAAGTTTCCTAAAGCTGCAAAGAATCCTAACTCAAGATTGAGACAGGCAAGAAAGAGATGGAGATGTTGATGACAAAAAAAGAACTAATGATTAAAGCTACAATAAAACATTTTGAATCTGAAAGAGATGTGGCTGTGGCTAATGCACAAATATATTTAGATAAACCTACAGGAATAGGTGAACATAGTAATGTAGTTCAAGAGTTTGCTATACAAGTAAAGAAAGCAGCTGAAGCACAAGATGCTTTAGATATGGTGCTTGATATGTTTGCAGAGGATTATAATCATGATTAAAATTATATTACCTTTTATATTACCTGTTATAGTTATTGTGGCAGGATTAACACATGCACAAGATATGTCACCACAAGAGAATGAAAATGTTTTTCAAAGACAAGTAACTAAAACATTAATATGTGCCAAGCATGAATATCTTACAAATGATTTAACCAAAACTCATAACGAAGAAAGAAAATGGTTTGGAGTAGCAGGTGATAACCTAGCTGAGTTGTTTGTTAATAAAGAGAATGGCAGTTGGACACTCATTCTTACTGGAAGAGACAAGGTAGCTTGTGGTTTAGTAGGTGGAGACTATGGTTCACAGTTTATAGAAGAAGAAACGGACCTATAAGAGCTAAATCTATTTAACGGATGTATAAAAAGGATACAGAAGAAGTGGTATTGATAGGGTACTAAGGTATACCGAAGGGTATTAGAGGGCACTCCTGCCTCATTTATGGAGCAAAAATCTGAGGCAAGGAGCACATTTTTATTAAAGAGCCTTTAAATCTTCCTTACACTCTTTAATTTTACTATCTATTTCTTTTTTGTATTCTTCAAGACTATCTATCTTACTTTGAATACTTTCTTTCCATCTTTTCTCAATAACTTTTTGAGGAACCACAGGTTGTTCTACATAATAATGAAACATGCGTTTCTCCTTTCCACACTATATATGGGTATTGATTATTGATTTGTCAAGTGTACATATATACATAGTCTTTAATTGTTCTACCTTGAAATGTCATACCTAGTTCATCAGATAAATAATCCATAACTAAATGAGCATCAACACTTGGTTTAATTTCTATATTGATTACTGGTTTAGTTCTCATGATAGTTTCTTTAGCACCTCTAAGAAAGTTTAACTCATATCCTTCTATGTCTACCTTTAGATAGTTTATCTTGTCTATGTTATAAGAGTCAAAGGTTCTCATCTTACATCTGTACTTACCTTCAGTTCTTATACTAGCAGTACCACTATTATCTGGTTGGTCATAATCAAGAAAGACTACATCTTCTTCATGGTCTCCAAGAGCTGTACCTATTACAGTTACCTTCTCAGGATGTTGTATGTTTTCCATGAGACAATCAATGTGTTCTTGAATAGGTTCAAAACAAATTACTTTATTAAAAACTTTCTCCAGATCTATAGCCCATGTACCTACATGAGCACCCACATCTACAGCTATGTCATGTTCTTTTACAAAGCTAAGAGAATAATCTCTATGTTTCTTTTGGTACTCAGGTCCAACTGTCTTCAGGTAGTATTGAAAATGTCTATCATCTTTTGGTAATCTTAAATCCATTATAGTCTCCCTAATCTATGATATAAATTTACTAACTTTTCTTGTTCCTCTTTATCAATAGGACTAAACCCATTAAGATAATAAGTTATTACCTTTCTCATTAAACCAATATCTTCAGAAGCTATAGCAGGTTTACTTTCTTTCATTATCTTTTCTCTTTCTTCATCATTATAAAAAGCCCAGTCAGATATTTGTTCACTTGTTCTGAAACAACCAATACAAATATCATTCTCTAGTGTACATACACCAACACAAGGTGAACGTATTATATGTCCACCAATTCACATACCCCTGCAGTACATGCAAGTTCTTGTGATCCTTTCGTATTATCTTCTTTCTCAAAGTCTTGTAGTTTATTCCAATCAATATTAGTTGGCATAGCTTTTACTAACTTCTTATAAGTCTTCTCATCTATATCTTGATAAGGTGCTTGTTGATATGTATGATCAGAGAAAGGTAAGAAAGATACACCACTTAGATACTCAAAGTTTTCCCAACACCATGCACCAACTGGAACCCACTCTTCTTCTTTAACACTTATAGTTACAGAAGGTTTATGTTCACACCAATGTTTAGCATAACATTTCCATATCTCTAATTGTTGAATAGCTGTCATGTCTGTTCTACATACTGAACCTTTAGGAGCCATCATAGGAAAAGAGAATACAGTTTGATGTTCTGGTTTTAAATAGTCTGGCTCATTAGGTATGCCAGATACTTTCATAAACTCAGTCAATGGATCTTTATTATCTCCTCTTACTGTTCTAATGTAGTAAGGATTATGTCTAGCATGTATACCACTAGCACTATCAACTAATTGACTTACAGTACCTGAAGGTTTAACACAAGTGATAGCTGTTGATTGTGGTATACCTAACTTCTTTGCTAAAACTTTATTAGTTTCTACTGCATGTTTCTTTAATGTTTCTAATCTAGGAGCTAGACCATCAATAGTATTAAGCTCAACAGAATCCATAATACCTGTTAAAGATACACCAAGTAATCTTTCTTCTTCTGTATTGTTCTGCCATCTCTTACGAAGATAACCAAAGTTTGTAAAGGTAGATTGTATTGTACCTAGTATCGTAGCAAGTTTAACTTTCTTTGTTAGTGTAGTCATAGTATCAGTAGAACGACACACAACTTCAGTTAAGTTACAGAATTGATTAGGTCTAAGAATAATTTCACTACAAGGATTAGTACCAAAATCCCAATCAGCATTGCGTCTACCATTCTCTGCAGCTTTCTTTTGAGCAGATGATCTGTTGAACATACCTCTCTCACCTGATTTACTTTCATATAATGATAACCATTCTTTCATAAAGATACCGGGATCTGGTTTCTCTGTGTATGCTACAGAGTTATTTGCTAATGCTCGTTGTGGATTTTCATTCCACCATTCACCCATTTTAGCAGCACGTATTCTTTGATCAGATAAATTAGATAAAGATATAAGTGCTGATCTACGTACACCACCTACAACTACTACCTCACCTGTCTTACAAACAATATCATGGCATTCCATAGAGGAAAGCTTTCTACCTTTAGCTTCTTTAAATTTAAGAATAGTAAAGTCAAACAAATCAACAAGAGGTTGAGGTCCACTAGCTCTACCACCAAATGTTTTTAATCTTGCACCTGCAGGTCTAATTTTATTTACATCTATCTTAGGAACTCTACCTGTGTAGAGATAGGATATTAAATCTCTAAATCCTTTTGCCCATCCTTCTTTAGAATCAACAACAGCTACTACATCTTCTGTATGTTCAAACTCTACATCAGGAATAGTAGGAAGCTTATCAGCATACTGTCTTTCAACAGAGAACCCTACACCTGTACCATTCATAAGTATATATAGTACTTCATCAAATGCTCTGGGACTATCAATAG